TAATGCTTTGGCATAGCGGTCAAGGTGCGATATTACTATATCATGCGAGTTCAGTTCTTTAAGCATCTCATCCATGCCGATGTCGGGAACAACTCTTATGCCGGAAATCTCATAGGGCTTTAATCCAGTTATCGGGAGCATAACAGTAGCCTGATGACCTTTCTCTTTAAGATATTTTAACATATCATGCAGCATCCATTCTGCTCCAGCATTGTGATGAGGTGGGAAACCGTGTACCATTGCAAGTATTTTCATGACTTAGTGTATTTAGTTAGTAACATCTGTGCTCCGAATTTATCGGGGGAGCCATCCCGTAATATTTCAAATCCTTCAAAATCTTCTTTTGTCCATAACGACCTGTGTCTTTCATATTCATTGCCATAGACTGCATCCTGCGGGCAAAATATTGCCGGAGTGCCAACAAGCAAAATCCCTCCGATAAATAATATTGACTTCATCCGCCTGAGTAATTCTTCCCCCTCCTCTTTCCCGAAATGCTCGATAACATCCAGAAGTAATATGGCATCGTAAAGCCCGTCAAAGAAAACTTTCATGACATCATCAACAATCACCCTGTCGTAATGTTGCCAGTTGGGATTCTCATAACCTGAAAATGCTTCAACTCCTTCAATAAAAGTCTTTCTTCCATAGCCACTATCCAGCCACTCTCTAATCGCTGCTCCATAGATGCCAAAGCCAATACCAACGTCAAGCACCCTGCGGGGATTCTTCCTCACAAGCTCACTAACTACATCCGGCAATATTGCGAAACTTCCTATCGGCATATCTTAAATATTAAAAGGAGGCCCCGGCGTTACACCCCCATGCAATTAACCGGGGCTTTAAACTCCTCTAATCTGCTATGCGCTACCCTGAGCGAGTGCGGCAGCAAATGTTCCATAGATGAAAGCGTGCGGGCGATAAACTGCCAAAGCAATTCTCTCATGTCCACGCACAGTCACCATTCCTTTAATGAAGTTATCTTCATTCTGGTTGCTGAACTCGATAGTCAGCTGCCTGCGGTCAAAAATCTGAGCGCCACGCTTGAAGTCTCCAACAAGGAAAGTTCCGGAAGTCATTGCCGTTGATGTGTATATCGGCACCCCGTCAATTGTAGGCACTCCGTTGATGAACACCCACGGATAGATGTACTGCCCATTATCATCTTTGGTCAGCTTCAGACGTGTAGCGTCAGCCGGATGAAGCAATATGCCGGTTGCCCTGTACTCATAATTTGCTACCTGACGGATAGCGTCAACAAGAACATCTATTCTCTGAACCTTGCTATCAGCGAGGTTATCGCTATAAGCAGTTCCTAAAGTCAGGATGCCATAAGTTCCATTTGAAAGAATAAATGAATCTTCAGCATTGCGGAGTTTCTCCGGCAGCCTTGTCATGATGTAGCTGGTCAGACCATTCACATCTTCAAGCATCTCCTCAGAGAGCACGATATAGTTAGTGATCTTCTGTACGGCTGCATCAATAGCTTTCAGAGTGAAGTCCTCCTGCTTGTATTCTGCACCTTCAGAGGTGACGGCAGCAGCATCGGTATAGGAATATTCCCGGATGAATTTCACCAGATTACTGTCGGTTGTTCCCGGTGAAATCAAGTCTCGAATACGTATCGGTCTGGAAGGATCATAGACCACTCCGGGCTGATAAGCCGGAGGCACGACAACGGTCGAATTGAAAGCATTGCTCTCAGTCATATCAATCACCGTCTTCTGCTCAAAGTTTAACATCCTGCCCCTGAGTGTGCGTGCTCCTTCCTTCTTAATGATGTTCTCCAGAGTTTCCTTCAGTTCCACGCTAAAGGTTTTGCCGGGCACTGACCCGCCAAAGTCCACCCTTTTCAGTTTAGCTTCACGGGCATCAAGGTTTTCCTGCATTTTATTATACTTAGCTATCTCAGGTTCAAGTTCCTTTTTAATAGCTTCTATCAAATGCTTTTTCTCCGCATCGCTGCTCACCAGAGCCAGCTTGTCGGTAACGGCTTTCAGCTTACCATCTATGACGGTGCCGAAATCTTCAAGTGCTTTTTTTATCTCTTCGTTCATCTTTTTTCAGTTTATTTTGTTTAACAATATTTTAAGCATCTCTTCAGACGTTAACGGCTTATCTTCAACCTGAGTGTTGACCGGCTCAAGTTTCTCAATAAGTGTAACTATTATCTGCTGGAGTTGCTTCAGTTCTATTTCCAACATGCGAAATGTCTCATCAGTGTAATTTCCTTTCATAGCATGGTTAATGGCATCAATCTTTTTAATGATTTTCTCTGCCACGTCTTTACCATTTTCCTGTTTCACGGCCACTACGAGAGCCTCGGCATTAGCTCCCCATGTTACCGTGCTTCCCTCCCAGAGCTTAATCTCTTTGATTGTTCTTATCCCTGTAGATTGATCCATCTCATGCTTAATAAGCTGAAATCCTATTGAGTGCTCAGATAAGACCTTATCCTCATATAGCTTAATAGCATCTCTGCCGTAGGATGTTTCAGATATTTTCGACTCAAAATAAATACCCTTGTTATCCTCCTTAAGTACATGAGGCTTTGCCAATGGTCGCCAGATGTCGTGCTGCAAAAGGTGCATGATTCTGGGTTTCTTACTCTCGGGGCCGTTTTCCTCGATAGTTTTTTTGGCTGCCCCCGGCATGATTATATCATTGTCGGCATCCACGTTTCCAAATATCGCGAAATAGCCGGTAACTATCCCCTGCTTAACATCCACATCCTTAACACTCCCGCCGGAAGTGTCTTTTGTTAAATAATATTCTATCATAGCCTTACCTCCCATATTATATTATATTCCATAATCAATCTTTTTCACTTTAAAAGCTACTGAACACCGGCAATTTATCACCTGCTCCGGCGGTGCCGTCTGGTCTCCGGGGTAATCCATCATTACCCCTCCAACATCAAATTTATCATGCAGACCAACTCTCTTCCCATTCATCTCTATATGATCTGTCCTTGTTTTGTTGTCTATCTTAGATATCCACCTCTTCTCCATCTCCTCGCCTGTATCGCGTGCCCCGATCATGCTTCCCAGATTAGCTGCGCCGATGACTTCTGTCCTTGCAATTCTTAATGCCCGCCACGAGTTCATCGGGATAAGCACCGCATTTAATTGCTTTTCAATATTTTCCGCAATCCTTAATGCTCCAATGCCTTCCTCAACTCCTTTGTCAATAGTTGCCTTAATAATTCTCAGAGCCTGTTTTCTTGTCTCCCCGGTAATAGACGTTATCCGGTCGGCTGCTTCTGTCCGGGCAAAATTCTTCAAGAATATCTTCCACTTGTTTTTTATCTTCTCTGCTTCAGACTGAAAACCAGGGATGGCCGGATCAGCCTTTGTCCCCTTTTTAATCTCTGAATAAACATCATCGGCAAATGCAACTCCTACATTCTGATAGAGGTCTATGAACAATCTTTCTATCCCTTCCCGTGAGGGCAGAGGGTCAACGGCATACATGTTATCTGGCCTTATCATAGTGATAATCTCCTGCACCTGCCGATTAAGGACCCGACGGATGAGAGGAACATACCTCTTCTCCATTGCCCGGCGCTTTACCTCAACTGCCTGTATATATTTTTTATCACTCATAGTCGTTAAACTTCATCTTGCCCTCAACCTGCGTAAGAGTAGCATCACTTATCTCTGCCATGTCAATAGGTACCAGCCCAGAAGGTATCCAGACCTTGTCCATGAGTGGGTCTTCTGAAGTGCTCCAGCCCAGTAGTTCCAGCCGCTGATTAGGAGTGAGCCACCATGCCTGAGCCAGCGAAGTAATTAATGAAGACCAGTCCTCCTGAAGTTCAGGAATCATCGAAAGGTCAAAGTCAACATAAATGTTCTCGCCGGAGTTCTGACCAATCCACCTGTTAAACTCATCACGGAAAGAAGTAAGCAACGGAATAATTGCATTGGTGTATATTGCCCTGCCGGCCTCTTTTGTATTACTGTAAGTCTTATTCGCAGCATCATTAAATAGCTCCGAAGGCACATGAAATATATTACAGAGTGTGCGCAAATCCATCTTGTCATTCTCGATGAGCTGAAGGTCAACCGGAGAAAGTCCCATTTGCTGCCATTTCAACCTTGCCGAAGTTGCAATAAAGCGATTGATTGACTTAGATGATGCTTTAGCTCTTAACTTCTCTTCTATCTTCTGCGCCTGCTCCGCAGTTAGTGGTGCCTCGCCTTCTGAAGATATGATGCCAAGTACTCCATTGTTCTGGAGATTATTAGTTGACATGTCAAATGATGCATTGCTTCGGGTGACAACTCTTCGCCCTGCCCTGATAGGAGATAATCCATATAACTGCGATTGCGCATCCGGCGTCCAATATTTCAGGTGTATGATTTCCTCGGGCGTGAAAACGATATCCCTGTTATTCATCAACCGGTAACCCTTTATTGGCTGCATGCGATTACCTACAAGTATCTCAACAAGTTGCGAGGGGATAACCCAGAGTTCCTGAAGTTTCCCGCTATCCAATTTTATGGTTTGAATGAATGAGTTACCGGTTAGAAGTTTAAATCCGCATACCTGTTCAAAAAACTCATTCCATCCTTGCAGTTCATTGGGATAAGTTAATACTTTCGATAATGGATGTTTAGAATCTTCCTCGAGTACCTGCTCCTTAAGCCCTTTCTTAGGATAAGATTTATATATCGTGAGTTTCTTCTGATCTTTAATCCTGTATACGCTCCAAGGAATGGCTCCGGCCTTCTGGGTAATAAATGAGATGATTGAATAAACATTAGGATTACCAAGGTATCCGTTGTTAATATAGCTGGTAGTGTCCTCTGGAATCAGCGCAGCGCCCCCGAAACCTATTGCCCGGGTAATCATCTCCACAATGCCTGACTGCGGAAGTTCTTTTTTCTGCCCACGGAAAATATTACTTAATATCTCATTTATTCTCATACCACAACGAAATCAACATTGTTTTTAATCGCAAGTTCCGTCACCGCATACACTAAAGCATCTATCCTATCCGGAGAATAGGTGCTGCTCTTATAATCCCATTCTGTCATCTCCTCCTCAAGCTCTTTAAACTTCTGAGTGTGATGCACCCTGCCTTGTTCGTAGAGTGCTACCACCGGCTCCGCCCTCAGCATCTTACCTCGGGAGGCAACAACTTTCTTAACCGGGACCGTCTTATCAATAGTCCTGATAGTATTTTCCACCATGTCCCAGCCCATGTTAACCTCAGCTACTATCCTGTCAGCCTTATACTGGTGATATAACTTCACTGCTTTATCCGCCCACTCATTAGGCGACATCACCCCTGATTCATCAGCCAGGATATATACATGCCCGTTAACATCCTGCCCGGCAACAACTATGCCTGCCTCATCGGAGGACTTATTAGACGTGCCGGAAGGGTCAACGCCCACAACTATTCTCTTAAGATTGTCCGGAGCAACAATGCGGAAGTTTTCTATTATCTCCCACCCCCACAGAGCTCCTGCCGGCTGAACATACTGCGCTTCATACAACATTTTAAACACTCTTGCCGGTAACTCTTGTCTTGCCCTCTCAACTTCTTCATGTTTTAATATTCCTGCATCAACCGCATCCTTTGCAGTTACCCGGAAATATTCAAAGTCTTTCTCCTGACCTTTCTCGGCCCGGCGTGCCAGCTCCCAAGCCCAGTTTCGCCCCGTTACGTTGCCGATGAATTTACCGGGGGCCTGGGTATAACTAACCGTTGTGCGCAATGCGTGCCATGCTTCTTCTTTTGCCCTGCTGAATTCATCAAAGACAAACCCATATACGTTCTCACCATAAAGTCCATCCGGATGTTCAGCTGACTTAAACCTGATTATTGTTCCCTTAGGAGTTGTTATGGAAAGTTTGGAAATGTTGACCGTGTAAAGCTGCGAATGTGCTATTGCCCGCGCCATCCTCTTAAAGGCTATCTCTGACTGGGAATAGATAGGAGCTATCCACCAATATTCCTGCCCTAATTTACCTTTATGCGCAAGCTCGAAAAGCCAATATATATGAGAATAGCTCTTTCCGCTTTTCGTTGAAGCTTCAGTTATTGTAAACCTTTTCTTAGATTCAAGGATAGCCTTTTGGTAGCCGGTGAAATTTGGCTTCTTTACTATTAGCTTTCTTATTATTGTTGGTGCTTCACTCACTCTCTGAATTCTATTACTATATCATTGATTGTTGTTTCTATTTTCTGAGGCAACACAAAAGGCAAAAGACGAACAATGATGTCCGCCTTTTTATCTGGTTTAAGTGATTTTAATAATTCCGGAAGTTTTTCCAGTTCTTTTTCAAGGATAACTTTAAGAATGCCCCTCATCTCTTGCGTGACCTTATTAGGAGTTCCTTTAGGTTTCCCGTGAGGATTATTCGTATTACCTTTCCCTGGCCCTCTCATTTTGAATTAAATTGTTTTTTTCAAATATTCTCATATTAAATTAATACCTACATATCCGAATTAACAACACAAAATTAAACAATAAAAATCATATAAAGCAAAAAAAGTTTTCAACAAGGGAGGGAGATATTAATCTGCATTTCATTTGATATTACAAAATTTCCTAAGAAACTGATCCCGCAAGACCTGGTATTTTTCCTTGTTATACCCAGGCATTCCCCAAAGCTCAATAATACGGTCAGTAAGCCTGCTAAAGTTGTCAATAGTCACGGGACTGTTTTCCACGTCATCCTGCAACTTTCTGTATTTCTCTTCCCACGCCGCTGTTTTGCGGTCACGGATAGTCTGGATTAAGGAATATGATAACCATCCTAAAAGAAAGCCTAAAAAGTAGAGAAAAAGTATTAATGTTATTGGTTCCATAGCTTTAAGTTTTTAATTGTTAATTATGAATCTTTAAACATCCCTAATTCAATGTATAGTCTTCTTTCTGTAATCTTAATATATTCCGGATTAAGTTCTATGCCCAAATAATTCCGGTTTAATTTCCGGGCGACGACGGCGGTTGTGCCGGCACCCATAAAAGGGTCAAGAACTATTCCATTTTCAGGGCACCCTGCCTTAATCATATCTACAATAAGCTCTTCAGGAAAGGTGGCAAAATGAGCTTCTTTGAATGGTTTTGCGTTGACAGTCCATACTGACCTCTTATTTCTTACAGGATATTGCGGTTCGGGCATCCCTTCGGCTCCTCTTAAATGTAACGTGTCTGGCTTTTGTCCATCATACTGTAAATTTTTAAATCGCCATCTTTCATACCCTCTTGATAACATGGTCTGTTGATTAAACCCTTTATATTTCTTGCCTCCCTTGAATAATGTATCTTTTCTCCCGTCATATCCTGTTGCTATTTCCATTATGGCATCAGCGTCGTAATAATACCTCTGCGATTTTGCGAGAAGGAAAATGTACTCATGCGACTTTGTACAACGGTCAGTCACGCTCTCCGGCATCGGCGAAGGTTTGTGCCAAATTATATCTTGACGGAGCCACCATCCACTATCACGCAGGGCAAAAGCTACCATCCACGGAATGCCAATAAGGTCTTTCGGCTTGCAACCGCAATTAAATTTGTGTTTTTCTCCTTTATCCTTACCAAAATGACTGCCTCTGTTTGAATTTTGTTTTTTGCTTAACTCATAAGTACCACCTTCTCCCCTCATACTCCCTGCATAACTATCCCCCAAATTAAGCCATATAGTGCCTTGTGTTTTAAGAACTCTTCTGACTTCGCTGAATATATTAACAAGTTTATGAACGTACATTGCGGGCGTTTCTTCAAGCCCTATCTGACCGTCAATATTGTAATCTCTTAATCTGTAGTAAGGTGGACTTGTCACACAACAATCAATAGAATTGTCCGGTAATTTCTTCAATTCCGTAAGTGCGTCACCACAAATGATTTTATTTATTTCCATTTCCATTATTATTTATAGGATTTTCTATTTCCCAAATAGCATGTTCCATGGAGTAAGCCACAATGTCCAATGTCTCTCGGACTAAGTCGTTAATCTGGATGTCTGGAGATTGCCGTTTCTTTTCCTTAATAAAGGCCTGAATTGAAGAAACAATTTCATCTTTAAAAAAATCGTCAAATGCACTCATAGTTTTAAAATTTAAAGGTTAATATTTCTGTTTTCATATTCATCTTCCATTTTATCGTCAGGTATGTTATTTTCATGGCTTTATATGTTTTAGAATTAACTTTTTATAATCTTCCCATATCCTACCAGACCCCACCTCTTTACCACTTCCAAACCACAACCGGCAAGCCTTATCCAATTCATACTCCGGATTGTGATGCTTGTTCAGCAATTGCCAAATTTCTATGCTTTTCTCCGGCGACCAGGCATCTTCAAGAGAGTATTTACTATCTGATAGTCTATTGGCCTCATCTATGGTGGGCTGAGTAATTTGCAAAAGCCCCTTGGCTCCGGAAAGAGGGTTAACTGCATAAATATCAAAATTACTCTCCACTTTAGCAACTGCCCAAAGCAAATAATCCATATTCCACCGATATATTTTTTCTGCCGGAAATACCGGCAAGGCGTGAAATTCCGGGGCAATCAGCCTCAAAGTAGTTATCAACCAGAGTATTATCACATGAATTGTTTTCATTTTATTTCCCTGCATTTAGTTGTGACAACAAGTTCAACAATCTTCCCCGTCTTCGGGTCAATACAATTCTGCGTGCGGATATTACCATCGTATTCATCACAACTACCATATACCACAAAGGTATGAATAATTAATGTTTCCGGGGCATAATCAACACATACATAACACTTTTCTTCCTCGCATCCGAGAAAAAGCATCAAAATTATAAGTACTAATATCTTTTTCATTTCCTCGTATTTGTAAAATATTTGTCGCAATTAACTAATTCATGTTTAACTATCGCTGGCATTGAAGTAGCATTAAGAATTGTATCAGCACTCACCTCACATACTTCAATATCATAGTTGTAATATGCCCATAATTGGTATAAGGCCAGCTTCTTTCCCATTAGTCCATGCTTATTAGTGATCTCATATACTGCCAATATCCACTCCCCTTCCATCACCGCAAGATCCGCAACGGCCAATAATTTTCCATCAAGGACAAACTGCTTCTCGGTCTCCACATGATAGTTCCGCGAAAACCACTCCGCAAGCAGAATCTTTGCGAAATAATGTTTATATGTTTCAATATGGCGCATCTTCGTTTCTTATTTC